GTTGATGCTAAGAACAGGAAACAAAGCTTGCGTGCCAGCCAGCCTTGAAGACCTTGTAGGAGATACAGCACCGTCCAGACGCCTCGACCTAAACACCTCAGTGGGCAAGTGTATCAACCATGCCTTCCCTACTGTAACGAAGAAGTCAGATGTACTGGACCTCAACGGTTGGAAAACAGACCCCGTCTCACAAGAAATTAAAGAAATCGTGGAAAAACAAAATTCAGAACTTCGGAAAGGTCGCCTTTATGGCACTCCTTTCTCTATGTTTATGAAATCGGAACTGCTTAACAAAGATAAAGTTTGGAAGAAGAGAATTGTTTGGAATGGTCCTTTGGATATGGTCATCAATCTCTCTTTAATCACCAAACCTATTCAAGAAAAGCTGATGTGGGGAGTTTCCTCTCCTTTCCAGCTCGCAATTAACCCGTACACAAAATGGAACGACCTCATGAAAGAACATGTTATGAAGGGAGGTTATTCGGTTGATGTCGATCAGAAGAGCTTTGATTTAATGGTCCAAGGAGATGAGCTGACTGGAGTTGGTGAAGCGTTCAAATGCTTCTATCCTTCTGAAGATCATCTCTACATTGCCACATTATTTGATGTGTTGAGACGAAGCCCCGCGCTTGTCGACCAATCTCTGGTTATCACTGGAGGTCAAATGTTCTCCGGCATCCCTGCCACATCCCTTATTGATGCTTTTATCAACATCACTCGGCTCATTGTATGTTACAAACGACAGACTAAGAACACAACATCGGACTTCTTAAATGATTTCCAAGTATCAGTTGTTGGCGACGACTTGGTATATACATCATCCAAGCAAAACATCGAACAGCTTCCGTACTCCGTCTTCAGCAATTTCTTGGAGACTGAGCTCGGAATCGAATGCACCCCCGCCCGGAAAGACGACCAACCTGTCGAGTATATGCTCTACAGTGACACCAGTTTTCTTTCTCGAACAATTGAGATGCATGGCGAAATAGCCTACTCAAAGCTGAAGGAGGAATCGATTGCAGGGTGTCTGAATTACTCAAATGACCCCTCTACGGAAATCATTAATGACATGCTTATAAACATGATAAACGAAATATTCCCTTACGGGAGAGAAATGTTCAATCGATACATGAATGCACTGTGTACATGGCAATTGGATAATGGAATTACTGCTTACATTCTTACTTACGAAGACTATGCACGCAACAGTCACCAACTTATAAAATTCGGCTTCAAAGCTAGCCCTATTTGTACAAGACGTGCTACCGAAATAGAGTTGCCATCAGATTTGCCAAAACTGATGACTGTAGAGAGTCAAAACATAAGAGATGTTTTTAGACGCTCCCAAACTCTGGACGATTTTGCAAATTCAAGAGTAAGTCTTACGGATACCCCTCAA